GGTATAACTTTTTCATAAACCGAATCTGCGATAGCTTTTAGTAGTAGTGGTGGCACCATTCTACCGATACGTTCTGACTTCTGATTCCACTTACCAGTCAGAACAAAGTCATCTGGTAGTGATTGTATTCTTTTCAGTTCACCTATCGTTAGTTTTCTAGGTTCACTCCAATGAAACGCACCAGCAGTTGTATCATTACTACCCATCGCAGTAAGTGTTGGTGCTGGAGCTTTGAGTGATACTCTTTTCAAATTAAAGTGATGACCCTTGTGATGATAATCTGCACCAGTTAAAACTTTATCTGGATTGTTAGGCATCTTACTGCCAGTGTCTTTCCAATATGCAGTTTTAGAAAACTTCTCTGTCAATGTCTTTACTTCTTCCTCATCATAAACTAAACCCTCTAGTGCTTGACCTAAAGGGATTACATCTTTACTTTCTACTGGAAATATACTAGAAATATTCAAAAATGTCAACCCTACTTTTTCTGTTATGTCACTTCTAATTCCTATGAAGAAAACACGATTACGAGTTTGTGGTACACCAAAGTAACCACTGTTTAAAACTTTTGCAGATACATCGTATCCTATGTCTTCAAATGTATTTTGAATCTTGTTAAAATATGTTTTGGCCTCACCCATAGTCAAGCCTGCAACATTCTCTGCGATAATAACTTTTGGTTTAATAACCTCTGCAACTCTAAGAAACTCAAAAAATAAATCTTCTACATTTGTAACCTCTTTGATATCACTGTAACCTTTAGTTTTGCCAAATGCATTTTTGTGTGTATTACCTTTACCATGTGACATATTACCTGCGACCGAAAATGCAGAGCATGGTGGACTACCATCCAATACATCTAATTCACCAGCCTCTAGTCCAGTGATATCTAAAAACTCTTGGCCTGATAACTTCTTTATGTCATCTGGTAATATTGGAGTTGCTGGGTAGTTTTGACCATAAGTGGTTCTTGCCTCCTCTACAAACTCGTTCACCGCAAGTATCTTACCACCAGCAAGACGATAACCTGTTGAAGATCCACCACCACCAGCAAAAGTAGATATTACAGTAAACTTTTCTTGTGCAGATGCATCATTCACATCTTTTAAATTATATGGGTAATATACCATGTCTTTCCTTTTTATACCAATCTCTACAAACGTCCATCATTCTTTTTCTGTTATTAAAATTTATGTCACTATTATTTAGCAGAGTTTCAAATAACTTATTAATGTTAGAACCAAGATGTAAATTTATATGTTGACGTACCTTACCATACTTTTCAAGGTTAGTAAAGTCTTTTCTTAAAATTTCTTTTTGTCTAGGAATATTTAACTCTTGCCATGAAAAATCCATAAGATATTCTCTAACCTTTGAGTCTAGGAAAGGAGTGATATGAATCTTACCATGTTTAGTTGCAAGAGCCGTGTGCTCTTTATAACCAGCGCAATCACCATCAAGATAATTTCTTCTATATTGATTAAATGTAATTGATTGCATCTTTACTTTTTCACAATATTTTAAATGATTATTCCATTTCTTAGGATTACTATATCTCATAACCGCAGTCTTACCATTAGGTATTAGCCCATCGGCACCCCATCCTGTGGCCACATAACGCTGGTAAATTTTTGGGTAAACGTATAGAAATGGGAATAAGCACTCAAAGTGAACCTTCTTACGACAACCTAGTTTTACTAATCTATGCCAATCATCTACTAAATTTGATGTGGGAACAATTACACTATTAAACTCCCAACCCATTATTTCAGATACTTCTTTTGCCTTCTCATAATCGTAAGATACATCATCCTCTAAATGAAAACTATACGCAACAACTTTGTATCCAAGGTCATGAATCGCAGTTGCGACACATAAACTATCAACTCCACCAGATAAAAGTACAGCAACATCTTCTTGGGGGTGTATTTTTTCCAATATATGATTTTCTAATAGTTGTTTAATCATTTACTGTAACTTTATTTTTCTTTGGTTGCCATCTAGCTAAAACATCCCATGTCCAATGACCTTCTTTACCATATGCTTTAAATAAGTTTTCAATTATTGGAATCAAGTCTTTTTGTTTATCGGGCCACATATCTGCATACTTTTTAAAACTTGAACGTCCATGTAAAAATGGTGTGTGTAAAGTTCTTTTTAAATTAGCAGGGTCATCTAACCATCTAACAAAAAAATCCCAACCATTAAAACCATTAGCAGCATATACTGTAGATATAACTTTAATATCATGGTTATCTGATTTATCTTTTGGATTTTCAATTTCTTTAATATCAGCATCTGTATAAATTATTCTCTCCATGTTAGGTGGAAGTTCATTATCAGATATTTCCCCATTAAGACGGACTCTTAATTTTGGACGGATTTTATCCCAATCTGTTGAGGAAGAAGCACCCAACATACGAGCTCTCTTTCTAACTCTTTCATCTTTGTGAGATAAACCATACTTTAAACATAAATCAAGACAGCTTTCAATGATTTCCTCTTCATCAGTATTCATACGAGAGATTGGTTCATCTTTTGCATTATCCCAACGTAAAATATCTCTTAATGTTTCTGGAGAACACTTACTCCAATCTGACTTGGGAACAAAAATAACTTTTAATTCTTTTACATACCTTCTAACATTCTCTTTCATCATTGCTTCGATTGAATGTGTATTACCACCTCTTTGGTGTTGCCCTGGGCCATAAAAATCTTCTAAAAGAATAGTTGGTCTAATAGTCTTTATTGCTTTACCTTTAGTTGCTTCTATATCTTTTCCAATATTATTTACATGAGTTAAATTTATATCAAACATTCTAGGTTGAGCTCGGCGCAAATTGTATATGTGATTAATAGTATCTTTTCCAGTTTTATATACTTCATTTTGAATATTGTTTATGATTTTATCAAATATTTCTTCTTGAATACCTAAAGTTTTTAACTTAGTGCCACTAACATTACTTTCGTTAAAGAATGGAACATTGTTAACTGCGTCAATTTCTTTTAACACCTTTTCCTCCTCTACAAGAATAGATGAGTCTTGACCAACTTTTAAACAAATAATTCTCCAATCTTTTCCACTCATGGAGTCAAAAAAGGTTTGTGTTTCTGTTGAACTTGTATAATCTGATTCCATAAAAATTGCAACTGTAGATGTAGTTTGTGAACCAAAATATCTATCTTTACCATCCTCATTAGGTTCTTCAAATATTATTAAATAGAGTCTACCAGTAGTATTTGACTCTACATCTTTTCTTTCAACTATATCATTATGATACATACGATTATTCGTATGGGGTAAGTCTTTAACATCATCCCATGTTACTTCTTCTATATATTTCTTTAATTGTTCTTTGTTCATACAAAAAACTCCTCTAATGTTCCTTGTGTTCCATAACTTCGATCCACCAACCAATTTATCTTCTGCAATATAAAGTTAAGTGGCTCTACAAACGACTTTTCAAACTGTATATCATAGTCTATTATTTTGTGAAAGTCAAGTTCTTTTGGTAAAAAAGTTATAAAAGATATTGAACTACACTGATACACGTTTGGTTGTTTTAGATTAATAAACTTGATTTTGTCTCCCTCAAGAATGTATGGATATTTGTTACCTAATTTATTTTTACGAACCAAATGATTATATAGGATCGCACCCTTCACATGAATAGGAGCACCCTTTGCAAACAACTGATTGGAATCACTAAACTTTGACAATCCATTTACACTTCTAGGATACGCAATCTCCTCTGGTGGTAGTGTCATAAACTCCTCACGAAAATTCTGTATGAATGTGTTGAGTTCTTTCTCTGTACCATTCATAATAATCTTCAGGCCTTCTTTAATCTTCTCACGACAAGGTTCTGGAGTAGATGACTTGACAGCTTCGATACCCATGATCTTGAGTTGCGGTTCTTTATATTTGACACCCTCGTTATCATGCACGTTAAGAATATATCTTTTCTTTGCAGTCCAGATACCTTTATCTGCAATCACCTCTCTGGACATCTCCATCTTTTGTTCATACGAGTTTACATACTGATGCAAATCCTCGTAACTCTTATTAATAAAAGGTTCAATTTTCTCTCTGGCCACTGTATCCAAGAATGGGACGACTCTGGAGGAATCTTGTTCTTCTTTAAAAACCTTATCAACAAGTTTGTCAAAAACAACATATATCGAGTCTGTATCTGACGCAACAACGTAATCCTCATTATTGGTTTTAAGCAAGTCATTAAGATAGTCGTTAACAGCAGACTCAATCCAACGAATAGATAACTGACCAGAAGTAGTAATTGCTTCAGCAACCAAAAGATCATAGTAACGAAACCAATTATTACCAATAGCACCATATGCAGAGTTGAGAGAAATCTTTTTAGCAAGTTGGATGTTGTTATACTTTGCAATATCTTTGAGTAGTTTTGGGTTCTTGGTGTTCTCATAGTCTTGCTTTGCCTGTAACATAAGTTTCTTATACTTGACACGATCATCATACATGGACTGCATTATCTCAGGCAAAAATCCTCTTTTTGTTGTTTTGAACAATGCACCATTTGGTGTGAGTGTTACACCTTTGAGTATTGATGTATCTACCTTTTTGTCAAGTAGTTTATCAACTGACATATCCTTCACCTTGTCTTGTGCAACAAGTGTTTCTGGTGATATGTTATATTGCATAATCAAATGTGGATACAATGAGTTCAGATCAAAAGACATAACCCACTTGTGCATACCAAGCTGTGGTTCTTTGACATACGCACCCTCAAACTTTTCTGACTTTTCTGATTTTCTCTTTTGTGGTATGACGATATTCTTTTTAAGTAGGAAGTTGTAGATTAGAATATCCCAGTATTTTGTAGAACCAAGAACATCCATGAAGTTTACTTTTGCATCATAGGCCATGGTGAGACAAAGTTCAATTAACTTCATCTTATCTTCAAGCCTATCGACAAGTTCCACATCTTGAATGTTATATTCTAGGAAAGATTGAAAATCTTTTGTGTACCAATCCTTAAATGTTTCATATGGATTACCAGACTTTTTCTCACCAAGTTCTACATATGCAATATGGTCAAGACGATATGATTCTTGTGCAGTGTATGTAAACTTACGATACAAATCAAAATAATCTAGATGTGCAACACCTTGTATGTCATACAGTTGATGCCGTCTACCCATCTTGTAAATCTCTTTATCAGATACGTTTCTCCAAGGTGACAATCTTTTGAGTTCATCTTCACCACAAAGATTCTTGATGCGATTACACAAATAAGGCACATCAAAAAACTCTGTATTCCAACCAGTGATGACATCAGGCTGGTGTCTTTCCCAGAAAGTAAGAAACTCTTTGATTAGATGTATTTCACTCTCACATTCAATGTAAGTTACATCATCACGATTGTTAGTAAATTCACCGATACCCCAGACAACAAACTTTTTACTTTGATGGTTTTTAACTGTGATTGATAACAGTGGTTCTATGGCATCCTTTGGATTAGGAAAACCATTTTCGCACTGCACCTCAATATCAATCGTGACAATAAGTATCTGGTCAATATCCCAACTTACATCATTAGGATATTGTTCTGCGATATAATTATACGCATACATATTGCTACCATAGATAAGATGTGGTTGGTTCTTGTAAGACTCCAACCATTCTTTTGCTTCTTTGATAGTATTGTGTTTAATAGGTGTGACATATTTACCACAGAGAGTTGTATGCTCAGTCTGTTTTGCAACAGGAGCGTACAGTGTGGGAGAATACTTGACCTTACGGACAAGTCTTTCTCCGTTCACAACTTCTCTTAATAACAGATAGTTACCCCATTGAGTAATATTGGTGTAAAAGTTCATTATGTAAATATATCACACTTTTTATGTTTAGTCAACCAACATTTGTTTATCGTCATAAACCTTGTTGATGATATCAAGATTGTCTTGTGCATCAGCCATTGCACTAACAAGTTTATCCATCTCTTCAATATGTTGAGGATGTTCTCCAATCGCAACTGGATTGTTTGCATACACTTTCAAAGTGACCTCTGCCTCTTTGTACTGTGCTTCATACTTTGCTCTCAACGCATCTAACATTTGGTGTCCTATACAAGCCATTATCTTTTCTCCTATTTCCAATTTTCTCTGTTCATGTATATTTTTAGTATTTCCTGTGTTACACTTTTATCTTTTGTAACCTCTTCAATGCCACCTAAGCCTGGTGTCGCATTAACTTCAAGTATATATGGTTGCTCTTTTTCCCTATCTTTTGCTGGTAGTAAATCTACACCAACTAAATCACCGTCAACCAACTGTGCTACTTTTATTGCTGTCTCTTTTTCCATATCTGTAAGTTCTATTGATTCTGTTTTTGCGCCCAAGGAGGCATTACTCCTAATATCATCATCCATTACATTTCTTCTCATTGACGCAAGCACTTCACCATTTACCACTAAAACTCTAATATCATAATCAATCTTGATATACTCTTGAACTAGAAGATCCACATATGGTTGTAAAAAACTTAACATCTGAACAGTGGGGTGCAGAGACTTCATACTTTCCATTATGATAACACCAACTCCAGTTTGACTACCACTAGATGATTTTAGTATCAATGGAAACTTTAACCCACCCTCTTTTACAGCTCTTTCAGAATCATCTGAATATGTTATCGGAACTGTTATTGGACTTCTTAAATTGTTTTGTTTGAAAAGTTGATCGCAATAATATTTGCTTGAACACACATCCCATGTTTTTATAGATGGTATAGTTTTGAAACCTTTATCTTCTAGCCCTCTAATTATATCTACCCATCTTCTATTTGTGGTGTAACCAAAAGTTCCTAGTCCTCTTGCAAATATCAAAGTATTATCTGGATTTATTTCAATTGGTTTCTGATACTTTGCACCACCAGATTCAGTTGGCATAATCACAACACCATCATCGTCAAATTCAAAAGAATTTATAAACAGTTTTCCATTACTTTCAGAAACAAAAAGACCAGTATACTCAACATTAAAAATTTCAATACCAACTTTTTTTGCTGAATCTGTGTACAACTTAAAATCTGGTCTTTCTCTTTTACCAACATCTCGCACATCTTCATTTGAGTTGTTGAACACAATTAATCTATACGACTCCTCTTTCTGTTCTGTAATGAATGAACTGAACTTCTCCAAAACTAAGCCTCTCTTTTTTTACCTATGTTGTATTTAGTTTCAAGTGTCCAGTCATCTTTCTCTTTGAATGAGATAATCTTTATCTGACTTAGTGGTGCAGTTACGTCTGTCGTGCCTTTAACATTCACTAGACCCCAATCACTTAATAGTTTTGCGATTGTGTTTCGTCTTGCAATATCATTCTCTGACAGATTAGTCTGTTTACCATCAAGTGCAAACAGCTCTTTGAAATGCACAATGTAATACTTACCTTGTTTGTGCAAGATATGACATGATTGATATAATACTTTTTCTTTTCTGGAAGCAACGCCTATTCGTGAAAGAGTCTCACGAATCTTTAGGAAGTCATCTGGTTCTTTCAGTTCAACTTCAAGCATTTGCTCTTGTGTCCAATTAATGCTTTCCATTTTTTCCACCTTTATTCAAACTATCCTTGATAGTTTTTATCTGTTCATCATTAAGTAAGTTAAGAGCAGACTTTGCCTTTTCATTACTGTAACCATAATACTCTTTAACACACTCTATGTTTTTTAGTTTTTTCGCCTTCATCCAAGGAACATATCTTTTCCTTGTTCTTACACTATTTAGTAAAAAGTCAAACTGCAACTTTTTATCTAGGTGGTGGTGTTTGTTCATTTCGTTGACAAGCATTATAGTGTCTGGAAATGGTGCAAGACATTTGTTGATAATAAATGATGGATACTTCTTTTCCCACATCTCGTCATCTGTATCCATCAGATTTTTCTTTTCGTGATTGATTGCATTTAGATAATCCTTGAGTTCATAAGTCATTTGAACTTCACCTGTCCCATCAACTCTGTGAAGAACGCAAGCATATTTATTTCTTGGTCTGCGACAAAGGCTGACTTGTATTGATACTCTGCAAGGATAACGACAGCATGAGGAATAGTGGAACTATCCAGATTATCATAAAGGGAATCATAAACCCTACGAAAAATACGAACTGGATCGTTGTCCAGATTGTTGACAACCCACTTACGAACTTCGGTAATATTTTTATCTTTAAGACTTTTATAAAGTTCACTAAGATTACTCTCTGATAGATTTACTAAGACACCAGCATCTATCTTACCAGATGCAGAATATCTTTGTAACTCATTTAGAACCCTTCTCCAATCTGGGAAGAACTTATTCATAAGTTCTGCAACAGCCTTAGGTTCAAACTCTACTCCCTCACTATTTAGAATATCACCGACTCTTGCAAAGAACCTACTTGCAAGTTTTGGTTTCTGACTATTAGGGATAATGAAATCTACGACACTGCATCTAGAATGAAGTGGTGGTATCAGTCTATTCTTAAAGTTACAAGTCAGAATAAATCCACAGTTCTTGTGAAACTCCTCCATGAAACCACGCAGAGCAGGCTGTGTTGATTGAGGATTTAGATAGTCTGCCTCGTCAATGATCAGATACTTTCTACCACCCTCAAGAGATACAGTAGATGCAAAGTTTTTGATTTTAGTTCGTAGAACGTCAATACCAGATTCCTCTGAACCATTTATCATCATATACGTTGAACCGATTTCATCTATCATTGCTTTTGCAACAGTGGTTTTACCAACGCCTGGCCCACCACTTAAAATCATATTAGGTATATGTTTGTCTTGAACAAATAGTCCAAAGGTCTTTTTTAGTTCATCTGGTAAAACACAGTCACGAATAGTGTTAGGGCGGTATTTTTCAACCCACAAAAAATCTTCCATAATATAACCCCCAACTTAAACTGTATAAGTTGATTCGGGTTCAAGAGCAATCCAATACTCTATATCACTACTCTTGTTTTTATAATGACTGATATTTTTAGCAGACACCTCTACGTCATAAGTTCCATCAAGTAGTTTAAGATTTTCTACTTTGAAGAAGAAGTTAAACTCACCATCACTTTGAGTATTTACATCCAAAGAATAATTATTTGCAGTATCATTCTTTTTATCTTTTACTGTAAGTGAAGAACCACTACCATTTTTTTCTAACACCATGTCTGGTGCTCCGATTGCAGATGCAGCCCTTTTGAGTTTTGATAGGTCATCATTACTCATTGTGAACTTGACTTCATTAGACGGCATAGTAATCATTTTACTAGGACTTGTAACGACTGATGGATCTGAATAGAAATACTTCATCTTAGTTGATGGTTTATTCTCTTCAGTGATTGTTACATAACTATCAGAAAAATCTAAGATAGGATTCTCAAACAATGATAGAGCTCCTAAGAACTCATTCAAATCATAGATAGCAATCTCTTTTGGAAAAGTCTCCTCTACAGTTGCACGAGCAATGATGTTTTTCATCGCAGACATTGTTGACATCTCGTTACCCTCTTTGATTACGAGATTTTGATTTATAGTTGCAAAGTTCTTCAGCACTGAAGTTGTGTGATTACTTAGTTTCATTTTTTGTTTTCTCCAATTTATCTACATATAATGCGATAATACCATAATGTATTACTTTTAGCAAGTCATTTCTATCCTTGCCGTTCTTTTTTCCATATCGTTGTGCATACTTGAGTATGTTACCGATACAAAACCCTTCACCATGACCACCATCAATAATAAACTCTGTAGCCTGAAAGTTGTTTTGACTATAGTGTTGATCATATGTTTGGTCAATGTAAGACTTCAGCTCTGCCAAAGTCTTACCCTCATCATATTTGTAATCTATCATTCTTTGATTTCTGCTCCAGTTACTTTGTTTACTTTTTTCCTACCACGAAACTGTGATACGATTCCTTCTTTTTCTTCATCAGACATTTCACCAAAAGCTTTACCATTTATCTTGAAGTTCTGATTGTTAAATAAGTTTACGTTTGCAGAGAATGTTCTTCTCTCACCCTCACCAAAGAATGGATTGACTGAATGTCTCAACCAGTTTGGGAAAATAATAAGAGTTCCTTTTTCGGGCTTTACATATTCTTCTGTAACAGGTCTTAGTGCAACAACATCTCTCATTACGTTCTGACCCCAGTTGAAATATGTGTATCCATCTACAACACCACTTGCGTGATTGATATCTACACCACCACCTAACTCTGATGGATCTGGTTGTTTCTGAATACACTCTGGAACTTTTAGATACATAATCATCGAAAGTCCTGCTTCAGTTCTACAACCATGATCATGCAATGGATTATAGTCACCAGCATAACTATGAACTGTCCAAGCCTCAAATGCATCAGCAGTCACATCTTGACCATAACCTTGTTGCATATATGTTTTGCAACACTGATCAATAATCTTTTTGAATTGTTCACCAACACTACCATCCAAAAGAGGAAAACTTAGTTGTGCAGATTTTTTATCACGATTGATCTGACCGACCAATCCATCTGAATAATCATCATTTGCTGGGATATTAACATTATCAATATGGTCATTTAGTTCATCAATGACTTGTTCTGGAATTTCAACCTTCATCATATGGACTGCGAGTTTAGTTCTCATTGCAGCTTTGATGCCAGGTTTTTCAAGTTTGTATTCTTTTACAATTCTGTCGTATTCTTCAGAACCCTCTGGGTATGTTACACCATCAGGCATTTTAACTTTTTTAATGATTGGATCTTCTGGAGACACTTGTTCAGTAATGATCTCTGGTTTTACATCTTGTGATGTAGTGGACATATTTTCATCTAACTTTGCTACTGCACCATCTTGTATTCCTTCTGGTGGCAAGTCAAAAACTTTGATTCCCATAATATAGGCTCCTTATCTATAGATTTGTTATTCTGACCATAATACCACAAAGAGGGGTTATGTGTCAACCCCTCTTTGGTATTTTTTTTATTTAATTTCAATAAGTTTTGGTTTCTTTTCCTCTGGGATAATCTGTTCCAGAGAAATAGTTAGAAGTCCATTTTCTAATTTTGCACCATTAACTACAACATCATCTGCTAAAGTAAACTTGCGGCTGAACTTTCTATATGAGATACCTTTGTGTATAGTCCACTCATCAGATTCTTCACTTGTTTCTTTTACAGAACGAATCGTAAGCACACCTTGTGCGACCTCGACTTCAATATCTGATTTATCAAAACCAGCAAGTGCCATAGTAATTTCATATCCATAATCAGTTACTTTCTGAATATTGTATGGGGGGAAGCCTGTGGATTGTTGTTGATGATTCCAGTAATCGTTTAGACGATTAAACTGTCTTTCAAAACCCACGGCATAGGGGGTGATTTGATTAAAATTGTCAATAAGACTTAATGCGTTTCTTACCATTTTTTTTCTCCTTATAAAAGCAAGACTAACGTGACAACCCTTAATGGCATTGTCCTATTATATATAGGGATTGTAATCCTAAATTACAACCCCTACATTAACTTTTTTTAGAATTTTGATTCTTCAACCATTTCTTCTAATGTTTCCTCTGGAGTATTTTCCTCTAAAGGATTTACACCAGCATCAATCTTGGAGTATAGATCCAAGAAGGATTCTTTAGTGTCTTGATCGAACCTCGACACACAAAGTTCGATTGACTTTTGTTTGTCCTTGAAAATCGAAAACGATTTTGCAATGTGGTCTAGTCGCCGAGTTGAGATCAACTCATCAACACCACCATCAAAGAAGGTCTTACGAATAACTTCAGACCAAGTGACCAGATTAGTTGCAAAGTCCTCATCTACAACACCATACTTTTTCATCGAACCAAGAACAATCTTTTTCTCGACTGATGCAGCAGGGTATGGTTGTTCGATAGTAATTGCAAACCGTTCTAGGAAAGCCTCGTTAAGAATGTTAGTTCCAATGAAACGTCCATCCTCTGAACCTTTACCTTTAGTGTTGGCAGTTGCCATCACGTTGAAACCCTCTTTTGGAGTAATCCACTTGTTGACTTTCTTGAGATAAACACCCTTACCTTCAAGAACTGGTTGCAGACACATCAACTTGTTTGAACCCAAGTCACACTCATCAAGAAGCAAAGTGCAACCACGTTCCATTGCCTCGACAACTGGGCCAGGCACAAACTTGGTTTCACCATTGACCAAACGGAAACCACCGAGCAAATCATCTTCATCAGTTTCGATAGTGATGTTCACACGAATCAGTTCCTTACCCATCTCGGCATGAACCTGTTCGATCATAAGTGTCTTACCATTACCAGACAAACCAGTGGTAAAGACTGGATAAAATATTCCAGACTTGACAATCTGTTTAATGTCCTTGAAGTGACCCCAAGGAACAAAACCCTCAAAGGCACTAGGAACTAAATTCTGACGTTCCATATTAGATGCAATCAAATTCACAACAGCACTCTCTGTTTCAGTTGGAGTGTTTACTATCGTTGTTGGAGCAACCTCTCCAGGCAACTTGAACTGGTTATGTGCAACCTTGTATTGTTTCATAAACCAACCAGCAAGTGGCACACCAGCATTTGCAGATGCCTCTCGCACTTGTTGTTTGTTAATCACAGTTCCGATACCAAACATTTCAGTTGCAGAATCTACGAACTTTTGTTTTTGTGGTGAAAAAATCATAATGTAACCTCTCTTTCAATTCTCATCATATATATATGCTAACACGATTCGTTTTGTTTGTCAAGTGTTATGCAACCATTTTTATAAAATTATTTAACAATGGTCTATTGACAATCTTACCAACCGACATTTTTGAAAACGCACGTTTCAGTTGAGCCTTACTCGCACCAACCTCGACATCAAGTTCAGAGTCCATATCCATACCACCTAACCCAGGCAAGATATAGACAGTATCAAAACCTTGTGCATTTGGAACGATACCCACGTTTTCTTTTTTAATCTTTTTTGCGATTTCAAATGAGGCATCGTAACTACCATAACCCATAACATATTCTACTTCAGATGGTTTTACAAAACCCTTCCTACCAGAACCAGCAACAAAGAAGTTTGTCACACTCATATCAGGCACTCTTTTTCTTAGAAGATCTAGAAAAGCACTCATCTGGGTATCCCGATCATCATTGTATGAGTCAGAGCTGACTTTGTTACCGAACTTCTGATCAACATAGACAGAACGACCAACACCATATCCATAGATACCCTCGTAACTCTCAAGAGTTTCACCATTATGAGTCTGATACTTATGAACACCACCGATTTTGTGACTAGCACCATCAGTAAGGAAAATCGTATGAACTTTCTGGACGTTATTTACTTTCTTAAACTCTGGGACTACTTGCAAAGCAGCAATGATTGCAGAGTTTAGTGGAGTGCCACCCAAGTTTAACATCTTTGGCACGTTATATGGATAACCCTCTTTTCTCCAATCTCTATAAGACCACTTACTCGCAATCATGTAGAGATAGTGCATCATATGCATTTCATCTTTATTTTTCATCTTACTTGAAAAGAAGTGTAGAAGATTAAACGCATCTATTTTCAACTCGCCAGGCTTGAAAGGATTAATACTACCACCACGATAACTAAAATTACCATTTCTGTAGTATGCATCAGAGAAAGCATACACATCAAATGGAATGTTTACTTTCTTACAGAACCAAATCAAGTTGAACAACTGGTTTAGAGTGCCTTTAAGATTACTAGACATTGATCCAGACCAATCTAGGAACATCACTAATCCGTGATTAGTTGCACCAGGCAAGGTAGTGACTTTTGCAAACAAGTCATCATTGAACTTGTAAGTGTGTAAAGCACCCATATCTAAAACACCAGTCTTAGAAGTCAAAGCCTTTGCATACTGGTCAGCAGACTTTTTCATCTCAAACTCTTTTACCATATAGGCAATAGTTTTTTTACTGTCATTCTTAGTTTTGTTAAACTCTTCTAATGTCTTATCAAAGTAAAGAGCACCATCAGTTTTAATCTGATCACTATAATGATTCTTGAAAATCTCTAAAATAGTGGAAGATGAAACTATAATTTTTTTCATATCCAACTCTGGAATGAAACCAGTTCTTTGTGGTTTTGCATCCTTATTCAAGAACTTTTTAGATGACTCACTCCAAGCATAATCAGTGGAAGCAGTGATAGGAGCATCACTATCTTTACCACCTTCAGAACCACCGATAACAATCTCTGTTTTTTCTTCTGATTCTTCTGAACCCTCATCATCTAAGTTGGCAGGGGCAGAAGGAGTCGAACCCTCATCTTCTGATTTGGAGTCAGATGTGTTACCACTGTCACCATACCCCTCTGATTCTTCCTTTGAACCTTCTGAACCAGAACCACTAGGAATACCATCTTCAGACTGAGCACCTCGCTGAGACATATCTGACATATCTGGTGATGGGTTTTGCTCTTCACCTTGCGACTCTTCGTTCTCTGCAATATACTCATACAGTTCTTTTGCGAGGTCTAGAACTTCATCTGGAGTTTTAGTCTGGTTTGCTTTTTGCACCCAGACTTTTTCCTCTTCTGAAAAAGGCACATCAATATGATGTTTGAAGTGAAGATTGATTCTGTCGATCAGATTGTATTTTGAGATATCCTGTCCAACAGTCTCAAAAAAGTTTTGTGCGATTAACTCTTTATAACCTTTATTGAAAACTCTAACAGAGCCAGGATACTTCTTTTGAACTAACTTTTCAATTCGCACATCCTCTAGGACGTTGACAAAAGAGAACTCAATATTTTCGTTACGAGCCTTTTCCAACTGTTCTAAAGGAGTCCACAAAGCATGACCCACCTCATGCAACGTCATCAAGTCTTGAATATTTTTAGACATCTCCTTCCAGATAGGAAGTGATAACTCTCTATTCTTGACATCAAACATCGCAGTGGACTGATTTCTGTGAACCACATGGATATCTTCTTCAGCAAGTAATTTTGCGAGTGTGGATAAATCTCTCATATAAACCTCTAATCTCAATTATGTATATATGCTAACATAAGGATTAGGGATTGTCAACCCCTCTAATTTGTTTAACTAAATCAATGATTTACATTATGGTTTTCTACCAAAAAAATGTATAGCTTGCGAATCGGGCGAATCACTTCTACTAAAAAAGTACCAACAACAATTATCTTTACCACTGGACTTACTGCCCTCTATCCACTGTACTCTACCGATACTTACCACTTTTTTCAGTAAAGGTAAGTATTCTATGCTTTGTTTAGTATGCATCCAGTCTGCATCAAATAATAACCATGTTGGTTTAAATGCAGTAAAATACTCTATCATGGGGTGTAATAGTTTTCTGTCCCACGGTGGATTTGTAATAATGTAGTCAGTTTCTAGGAACTCACTTGAACCCAAATCTCTAAAATGATTTTTATGAATACTATCACTCTGTGGTTCAATGTCTGATGCCCAAGAACACCAACTTCCCTCAACCAAAGTCTCTATATGATTAACTAATGCACCATCACCAGCACATGGTTCTGCAAATGCAAACTCACTCGGCAGATGTGGAACAAGAGGTTCTACTGCTTGCCAAGGTGTTGGATAGAAATCTCTATCTACTCTCTCGTAATCACTTCTTTTACCCATCACGCAACATGACTAAAGTTTCTTACTTTTTCAAACTTAATTGTACTTCTGAATTTGTCTGCAAGTGCATCTTGTTTGTGACTAATCACAAATATATTTTCACCACTCAACGTATTCAGTATCTTTAAAAACTCGTCTGTCCCAGTTCCGTCAAGTGAACTGTCAAATATCTCATCTAGTATAAGTAGATTCGTATTCGTAGAGTTTTTCATTTTTGCAACAGCTCTCCATGTAAAGAGTAATGCAAGGTCAATACGCATCTTCTCACCTTCACTAAAAGATGCATAGGTAAACTCATCACGATATCTCGACTTGATTGTTTCCTCAAAGTTTTCGTCTAGTGTAAAGTTCACATAAAACTCCATAGACGTTAGATACTTATTGATAAGTTTATTCATAATCGGTAGATATTGTTTTATTATCTTTGTCTTAATACCTGTGTCCATGAGCATACTTCTTGCAGCCTCATGGTACACTTTGTCCTCTTTGAGTTTGGTTTTTTGTTCACCTACCTTTTCGATATCAACTTTTAGACTTTCTAGTTTTTCTATATCTGATTCTTCCACACCATCTTTTTTGTATTGTTCTATTTCAGTGTGAAGTTTGACATTGAACTTTTCTAGTTCGTTAATAGATGTATTCAACTGTGCAATACTTACTTCGTTTTCTCGCACCAACTTTGCAATATCTTTATATTCTTTTATTTTATCAGTCACCCTTGTCATTTCACTTGAGAGTTTTTTCAGCCCATCAGACAGTTCTTTTGATTGTTCTGTTCTTTGTGTGATTGCCTTTGTTTTGAAAGCTTCATCTATGTCCTGTTCACAAGTAGGACACTCATCGTTGTTTTCTAGGAACTCAATCATTTTAATGTGACGATTGTGTTTGTCCTTGAGTGTAAACTGAATGTCCTTCAACTTATCTTTTTTACTGGTAACTTGATCTTCACCGATCATGCTTTGTAGTAGTTCTTTATTTTTATCCTCAAGGTCTTTTCTACCACTTCTTCTTTTCGATAACTCAAAATCATTCTCTTTTATAGCATCTTGTTTCTGTTGAATGATTTTATCTTTGTTCTCTTTCATAGATACGATATGACTTTCTTGCATATCAATTTTTGATGACACCAAATCATATTGATGTTCTATATCACGAATGTCCTCCAGAATAGTTTTGATTTTCTGTTTTAGTATAAGGTTCATGGTTGAAAAAATTTTTATATCTAATATCTCCTCAACGACTTCCCTTCTTTGTCTTGCTTTGAGTTGCATGAATGGAGCCCAAGATGCACTGCCTAATATTACAACCTGTGTGAATGAACCATAGTTCAACTTGAGTATTTGTTGTTCTAATATCTTTTGATAATCTCTGACATTGGCTTCAAGATTTAATAACTTGTCGTTTTGATATATCTCAAACTTGTTTGGTTTGATACCACGAATAACTTTGTATTGAACACTACCGATAGAAAACTCAACCTCAACCATAGTGGAACTATTGTTGATAGAGTTTACCATTTGATTTTTACTGATTGATCTGAAAGGTTTACCAAACAATCCAAAACACAATGCGTCAAGAATAGTTGACTTACCAGCACCATTCTCACCGATAATGAGTGTTGTAGGATTTCTGTCTAGTTGAATCTCTGTGGGTTGATTTCCAGTTGATAGAAAGTTTTTCCATCTCACATACTTAAAATTAATCATATTTCTAAATCTTGGGCCTCTTTGTAAAGTTGTCTCTGTATGTTTATTAATCTAGGTTTATCTAGTGTTGTATCCAGTTCCTTTACATACTTACTTAATATCGTCATTGTGTCTTGTGTATTCTCTACAATATCATCTGAAACAGAGTTAGCATCCATGTCAGAGAAGTCCTCTATAATTTTTACTTCGTGACAGTCTGCCTTTAACAATCTTTCAGTGAACTTATCAAACTGATATAAATCTTTTTTATTTACAACAATAAGTTTAACATAATTATCTTTATACTCTGTGATGTCGTGTTCATCATAGTTTTTGTCGGTGTCATCATAGTATATTTTCTTGTGAATAGTTCTAGGATTTATGATTCTGTCCAGTTGCCTGCTATCAGTGTTAAGGACATGAAATCCTTTTCTATCTCCACAATCGTTCCAATAAAACTCATATGGACTGCCCAAGTAATATATCTGGCCATCATCAGATTTGTGATGGAAATGCCCACTAAAAACACTATCAAATTTTGAAAAAATAGATTTACTATATCCATGTTCATTCTTCATACCTTTTATCATATCAAAACCAGCAATCTCTAAATGACCCATACACATATCGGCTCTTGATTGTTCTATAACCTTCATCGTTGAAGCATGGTTTGATGCATTTATCCAAGGCACAAACAAAACAGACAACTCACCAAATATGGCCTCTTCTGCCTCTGGATATATTTTAATATTTTCATATCTGTCACCAATTAATTCTACAACAGAGTTTACATCATTGGTGTTCTTAAAATAAGTATCATGGTTTCCAACCAGAACATGAAGTTCTATTCCAAGGTCTATGAAAGGCCTTATAAACTTCTCACGAAATTCTTTTGCCGTCCTATATGAAACATACTTGCGTCTGTCCATTATATCACCTAAGTGAATACAATGTTTGATATTATGTTCTTTTAGATATGGAAAAAATTGTTCATCATAAAACTTGTAAAAATACTCACTAAAATTTATGTTATCATTCCTTGCACCAAAATGAGTATCGGTAATTATTGCTACGTTCATCTAATATTTCCTACCACTACAATCCTTTCATCATCTGTTTGTGATACTGGAACTCTATGGTTCATCACAGATGGAAAAATAATTAAGTCACCCACTTTTGGATAGATATGTTTTTCTTCACCATTACCCACAAAAATAAATGGTTCTGTATTATCTGTTGTCTTTACATAATATGTCCAACTCAATGCAGATGGCCAGTGGTGATGTGTTTTTATATAGTGTCCTTTTCTATACAACGCACCCCAACAATCCTCTGTTTTAAAGTTATGTTCTTTTGGACAAAAGTTATCTAACACCAATCTTGATATTGTTTCAAACTCCTTTATAAAAAGGTGTGACTTATAATTAGTCATATGATAATTATCAAGATCTTGTTCTTTTTGTTTTTGTTCTACGTTTTCATCTCTAAACTCTTTTATCCTAGTTTCTATCAACCAGTTTAAATCCTCAATATATGGGTGATATTCACAATCATCAGGCCATACTAGATTCTTTTCTTCTTCAAAAAGATTATAATGTCGTGCCATAAATGCATATTGTAATTCTTGCACCACAATACCTTTCAGATCTGGCACTTCACCTTTTTTAACTTTAGGAGTTAAACCAATAGGGACTGTCAAATTTTCCATGTCAATTATCCATGAAGTTTTCTAAACCTTTTGGTTCATCTTTACTTTCTTTCTTTTTTGGTTTGTAAACAGCTTCATCTGGTAACATTACATTTGGATCAAATCCACCAATATTATAATTTGTAAAGTCTCCAGGCATAGTTGTATATTGTGCAAAATCTTGTTTCTCTATCATCTTATGTTTTACATGAGACTGTTTTTTCTCTTTTTGTATTCTACGAATAAATGCGTAGTAAATGATTTGTGTAAAATATGCAAATGGGTTTTTAGATTTTTCTGGATCAAAGTTGTGTATGTATTGTAAACAGTTCTCTATCCCATCACTAATCATTTCTTGTCTATATGTGTAGTTTATAAAATTAGGCCTATACGATAGACCATTTGCTATCTTTAAAAAACATTCACCAATATAGTTAGATATTCTAGGTGGTTCACTCCCAGATTCCTCTGCATCTTTACATTGTTCTTTCCACTCTATCATAGCTTGATGAAATTTTTTGTTATCAACATAATGAACAGTTTTTTGTTTTGCCATTGAAATTTCCTTGCGAATAATTAGATACATCTTACCAAAAATACTTGGTGATGTCAAGGTCAATTAATATTTTTTTGGGTGTTGACAAGACTGGAAAATGTGTGTATAATCACTTTGTGACTCATCAGATATAACTAGTGTATTGTACTTTTCTGTTTATCTAAGATAGCTTCCATTTCATCTAAATCATTTTCTAAATCTTCAATTGTCTCTTCTTTTTCTATTACTTTAATTTCTTTTTCTGTCGGGCCACCTTCTGTAAGATCCATATCTTCCATACTTTTTAAAACATACTCGTAGTATCTTTTCAATCCAACACTCACTGGTGTCATTAGCACGACTGTGTTTTTATGAATCGTAAACTCATCCTCATCAGAGTAAGGCTGTATCCATCGTGAAAGACCTAATGATTCTATCATGCCTTTTTCTGTGGTTCTATTATAAGTTTCCATTTTTAGTGGTGAAGATATTATCAAAATATTTCCATTCTCATCCTCAACATTGCAGATGATATCCTCTCCATTTGATAATTTTACCATTTGATAACTCATAGATTTACCTTACTAACTTTGTAACTAAAGTTTTCCCCTTTATAGATATTTAGTCTTTCTGTAAAGTGTCTATATGTGAAGTTTTGTCTTGATTTGTACGAGGCATTGTCGGCAATATCAAACAGGCGAACAACTGATTTATTCTCCATCTTTCTAAGTCCACGCCCAATCGACTGCAAGACCCTGATTTTGCTTTTTGAAGGAGAGGCGAACACGATGTTGTTGATATTCCTAATGTTAATACCAGTAGAAAATGTACCATAACTCGCAATGATAAGAGAGTCTTTTTCTTTTTCAACGATACCCCTAATCTTCTCTCTCGTTTCAGTTGTCGTTCCACCATATACAAAGAATACTTTCTTGTCAAGCTTTTTAATTTCATTGTGTAACAAAACTCCGTGTTTATCCACCAGTTGGAAAAGAACCAGTGTATTACCTTTTATTGTCTTGCACAAATTCTCTATAAACTTATTTCTCTTCGTATGTGATACAATGTAGTTTAGTTCCTCTGCGTATGTATATTTCTTAATCCTTTTACATTCTTCATCGGTATGTTTGAGCACAATACAATCTATGTCTAGTTTTGCAAGTGTTTCATCGTCCATCAGTTCTTTAGTGGTAGTGACTTGTGTGACTTTACCAAACAAACCTTCAAGCACAAGTCTATGTGTTTGTGTTCCATCAAGTGTTCCTGTCAATCCAAACCTATATTTACAATCAGCACTTCTTGCCATTATATCTGTGAGTGACTTGGCCTTAAATAAATGAGCTTCATCACCTATGATACAACCATATTGTGCAAAGTAAGGTCTGTGAAGTTTATACAAACTCTGCCATGTAGAAATCACCACAGGTTTTTTAGAACCCTTGTCATGTCCAGCATACACTCTATGAATATGCTCGTCTTTCCAACCGTAGTCAATAAAGTCAGAATACATCTGTTCAACCAAAGATGTCGTTGGAACAAGTATCAGTGTTTTTAGATTCATCAAATGATAATAACGAACAAGTGTGTAGATTATTAGTGACTTACCCGAAGCAGTAGGAGATAAAAGAAGACAACGATTTGTTCGTATAGCATGAAATATTGCATCAATTTGGTAGCCACGAAATTCAATAGACTTCCCTCTGGCTTTTGGTCGTAGGGACTCGGCAAATTTTCTAACGCTTTCACGATCAATATTCCGTTCATCTTCTACTCCTTCCTCTATTATATATTCTACAGAGTTTCTAGAACAAAACTCTTTTATGTAAGGTAAAAGACCAACATATATTCTACCATTGTGTGGAGAAAACAATCGTATTTTACCATCCCAAAGTTTCTTACGATAATGAGGCATATACTTAGCCCCAGGCACTTCAAACGTGAAGTAGTCTGTAAGTTCTCTTTCCAGATCGTCATCTACCTTGAGTTGTAGATACACCTCATTTATTTTAGATATTAACATCTTGCAAACTATTCGGTTCTCCGTACATACCTCTGATAATAAAGTTCCAAGATACACTTACTCTTTCAGAACCAGTTGGAGGCACCCAATGTGTTAACCAAGATGGAAAGATAATACCAACTCCAGTTGTGCAAGGTATCGCAATGATATCAGAGTTCAGTGTATTATCTTTATTTTTGTTTGGCCTCATAACGTGTGCGTGTGGCCGTGGATCAAAAAACTGTATAGGGGATGATAGGTCATCAGACTGCACATAATACACACCAGAGAAAAGATGATTAGAATGTGTATGTGGTGCGTGTGCGTTTCCTTTTGGTAGTGCATTACCCCACATCCCTGTCATTTCTAGTGAATCGTACTTGAACTCCATCTTTTTCACAACCTCGTGAGTTGCGTCATTGATCGTATTTCTCAACCTCGCAAACTCTGGTATTTTGTGAAGATTATTTTTTGTGTGTTTTGATAAACCAGCAACATCTAGGGTTTCATTATTTTTTGTACCCTTTATATAATCAACCATAATCTGTTGTTCTTCTTGCTCCATCTTATGATTGAATATATGTAGTGCCGTGGGAAAAACTAAATGCGTCTTAATTTTTTCCATAGAAGTCCAGCCTATCTGAATTTGCATCACTTCTAAAAGTTTTAAAAACAACACAAGTTCTTAAATCATAACATTGTCTAGAAACTGGCATGGCTTGATGATTTAGTTTTGCATCAAAAACAAATAAACGGTTTCCAATATAGTTTACATATTTTTCTATCTCATTTTTTTGTTCATTCCAAATAACAGTTCCACCCAACCACTCTGGTTTCCAATCAAGTCTTGGATAATATATCATTGTAAAATCGCCATCGTCTATGTGTAAATGTGGTTCTATACCATGAGTGTGTGCATTGCAATAAACTCTTTTAAAATATTGAACTTTATATTTTTCCTCAAAGTTATATTTTGTTTTTGCAGTTTCCCAAATTGAATTAAGGAAACTATACTCTGGTTCAATTGTTTCATGTCCACAAAAAGTATGCCAATGTTTATTAACTTCTTTACCATTAGATTTATAATCATATTGCCAAGTTATTTCTTTCATTTCCATATCAATTAATTCTGCGACATGAGGTTCTAACACATTATCGTAAATATCACAAATCATTTTCTTCTCCTACATTAATCAAGTCACTATATTATTTAGTATGTCAACCCTGCTTCAAACTTCTTCCATTCAATAGCATTTTTGATATCCCAACCACGATTATCCACAGACTTAATTACACCCTTGATGTAATCAACGACTGTTTCTAAATATCCTATTTTATTTTCTGCATCTATGATTTCTTCATCAGCAGATATATAAACACCTAGATCTGTCTTTAGAACTTTAAGGTCAAAAGGTTTACTTGCATATATTTTTGCATCAGCTTTACCACCATAGTATTCCCACTTTTCACGATACAATCGTTTGTAATCTCCTTTTGCCTTAAACAAAAGAAGTTCAAATTTAGATTTGTGGTCTAAATACTTTGCTTTGATTTCTTGATTTTTTAAAGATTCAGTATCTAAGTGTTCATCATCTACTCTCAAGTCTTGTGAGACTTGAAGTTTCAATTCATCCAAATTCATTTTCACTCCGTATTATAAAGTCACTATCTCATATAATTTATAACGAAAGTCAACAGTGGCTGTGAGATATTCAACATCTGCGACTTGTTGTGTATAGTCTAGTCCAGACAACGCAACTGGGAAACAATCAGCAAACCGAACCTCTACGAGTGGATTATTTTTATTTGACAGTATTGAAAGTGTCGCATCAGAATATAAAGGTCTTTCTGCTACTGCTTGACCAACTTTACCTATATCAGTTTGTGCTTTACCAGCTGCGTTTGATGTGTTTGATGTGCTAGAACGAAAGTCTGTAAACTGTTGTCTAGTTTTTGGAAACCCTAAACCTATCATCCAGTTATGCATTTCTATGTAGTTTTCTAAACTTTCATCCACAAGAAACTGAACATTCAAACTTTCGTAAGTTACCTTATCACCAACGTAAGGTATATCTTTGTAGGGTGTTGGTATTACTGCTTCACCCAAACTTATGCCAGGGATATTCGCAGTCTGAACAAAGAACTGCACTTTAGGTATCTGATTCAGAATAAACCTAAACTGTGTTGGACTACTATAATCCAACTGATCTGGTTGTCTATTGAGAGGTGATGTTTCCGTTGTCATAATAGTATTTATAAAGAAAAAAAAGAGGGGAACAAGTCCCCTCTTCTTTTGGTTGGTTGGTAAAAAGATTACATAAGGTTAGTAACTTTAACTCTTCTGTAATACTTGTTGGTATT